CTCTTTGATATCTTTGTGTCAGCTCTTAGTTCTGTTATGAAATAAAGACCAGTGTCATCTACACCACTTTTAAAAACTTGACCACTCTTACTGATGTACGCAGGTAAAGCCCATCCCACCTGCACATCAGAATGTAGAACCATGGCATTTCGAGTTCTAAAGTTTTCCATATAAGCTTTGAAAGCTTTCCTTAAAGCGTCAGTTGTAATTAAATGTCCCTCTCTATCAACTACTTCGATAGATGCTGGACCTCCAAGAACCATTGGTTGATTATCTAGATTGTCTAGACTCATCTTTTTAACAGCTTCAGAATAAACTTTCTTGTTTGGATAGGCTCTGAACAAAGTTAATATTTCTGCTGGTGATGCAATCTCTGCTAAAAATAAACGTTTATACTCTTCCAAAGCTGGCTGGATGTCTTTTATTGTGACTCTTCCATCCACTGCTTTTTCAAGCACTGTTATGTTTTCTTCTTCCTGAGCTGTAATCAGCCAGTCTGTTTTAGCAGTTGTCATTACCATTTTATTATCCTGTCGAGATAGCAGTTCCCATAACAATACCTTCAAAGGTTGTTGAGCTACCACTACCAATTACTGATACTTTTTTTCTAAAGTCAATTGGGTGACTTGATTCAAATGATTCACCCGCTGCCAATTTTAAACAATTAGCTGTAGCTTCTGCTTCTGCATCAAATGCAACGAACAGATTCTGTGAACCATGTGTGTTTTTAATTTTTATATACCTGATTACTGAAATAGGTGCAACGTGTCTTGACTTAGATAAGTCGGTTGTGCCTTCCCATTCATAACCATTTCCACCTGCAAGGTTTCCATCGATGTAATCTACTTTAGTTGAGTTATCTCTAAAGTCATATGATAATGCGTCCCACAACATATTAATATTGTGTTGTGTGTTTGAACAGAACTTAACTCTGTATGACCGACTACTGTTTCCATCTGAATCAATAGCAGGAATTGCGTATGCAACATCTAATCTTTGGTAGTCAGTTGTTAAGCTAACTGCGTCTGATGTTACTAACACATTTCCACTTGAGTCTGTGATTTGTATTACGGCATCTCCTGAAGCAGATGCACCTCTAACATGACCTGATGCCACTAAGTACATAGCTCCTGTTCCGTTACCACTAATATTGACGGCACTTCCTGTTGCTTCTGTTGTTACATAAAATCCTTCTTTAGCTGCAGAGTTAGCTGGGTTTGCTGTAAGCTCTGCTGAACCTAAAAGGGGAGCACCTGTTGTTCTTGATATAGCTGACCCGTCTGCTGTAAATTCTGTTATAGTTGCATTCTCTATTGACGGGTTTAAAATTCTGTTAAGACCAGGACTACCTGTTGTAGCTAGTTCCCAGTTTGATGTTGTGACTCCTCCCACGTCCAAGTTATAATATGGACCTGCGTATATTTTCACTGCATCTGCTGCTGACGTTCCTACCGAGCCACTAAGTGCAACGTACCTATCAAAAGGCTGTACAGCAGTTCTAGTGCTAGGGTCGGACTGCCAAGTCCTCCAGTTCCTAGAGCTTGCAAAATCGTTTGTAAATGCCATGTGTTATATTCTCCTATTTATCTGTCCACATTAATATTCCTACGAAGCTGCCTAATACTGCAACCGTGTGAACAATTAATATTCCTGCCGTCATTAAGGCAGCTTTAGCTCCGTAGATTTTTGTTCGCCAGCTTTTTATTTCTTCTACTTCCTCATCTAACTTTTGGAGCCCCATCGTTAGGGACTCATTTAGATTCGTTTGACTTTCTATATACCTATCTAGGCGTTCCATGTATACAGCGAGCTGTACTTCTGTTTCAGTCTTAGTAGCTGGCATGAAAACTTATCTTCCGAGTATTAAGCACCTAATAGCAATGCCACTAGCGTCTGCTGCGTTACCCAATTCGTCTAATGCTGCTCCATCTGCACCTGCTTCGTAGATTTCAAATTTTGAGTTACTGTAATCAAATTGAGTTACATAACCATCTGATTTCTGTGAAATAAGCACGATGAAGATTTCTGATAGACCAAAGTCTGCAGCTGTTATGCTTTCACCATTTGAAGGATAAGAATCATCAAATGTAATATCTTTGATTGTATATCTGATATCACCCATTACTCCTTGAACATCTCTTGAAGTTCCTGGATTTGTAATCGTTAATGCCATGAGTTAATTTCTCCTTTATTATCACCGTGGGGTGACTAGCGATTTAGCCACCCCACTTAAAAACTGAATAGGTTATTACGAACTTAAGTCAGTTATTTTTGCTTGAGTAATGAAATTGTGACACCTCAACTCTGCCATAGTGTATAGTAATCCTCTTACTACTAGAGCGTTAGCTGCAAAGTAGTCTCTGTTTTCTATATACTGTGTAGGTTGTGCTACAGCAATTTCTAGGTAGTCTGTGTCCAACACAAGAATGTGTGAACCGTTTACACTATCATCTGAACCGACAGATTTTACAACGTCAGCATCTGGTAGAATTGGAATACCTTGGTAAGTTGCGAGTACTAGACCAGTTCTAGTTCCTGGGAAAGTTCTTTCAGAACCCACACCAACTTGGAACTCTTCCTGTCCTAAGTATCTCTGTTGTGATTGTAGTAATCTCTCAAGTTTGAAGTATTGGTCGTGACCCAAAACGATTAGTTTTGGTTCTCCACCGTTAGTTCTTATTGATTGAATACAGTCATCAATTAAGTTTAGAGATAAGTCTCTGATTGTACCACTGTTGTGTTTTACAGTTCCAGCAGCAAAGTTTGCATCTCTGTTACCAATTGTGATGTCGTATACACCTACTCCACCGTTTCCAGCGAAGTTAGAGTTACTGTGAATGTGACCACCCACAGAAGCGTTATCATCGTTTACGATATCTTCAATTGATGTTAGACCTGCTCTCTTTGTTACTACTAGACCATCACCGTCAGCTGCGTTTGCGTCAAACGCTGCGTGTGTGATAGCACCTGTAGAAGTGTTTACAGCAGTTACTGCTTTACCAGCAGTGTTAATGTAGTCAGTAGCTGATACGTCATAAAGGGCAACTTCGTCACCAATCTTTATGCTACTTGCAACTGAGGCTGGCACAGTAGTTGAACCTGAACCACCAGCAGATGCGATGAATCCAGAACCAGCTAATAGCTCTTCGTTAATTTCCTTAACGTGGTCGAGCTGTGCATTTTCGTTTTCCAACGCCAACACATCACCAACACCACCTTCTAGTTGTGCAGTGAATACTGATTTCACTGACGCACCGAAAGTAGTTGATACGATTCTAGGTAAACTAGAAACGTTTTCAATTTGTGATACGTCTACTGTTGGGATAGCACCAGTTTCAGTTACAGGTCTTGACCTGCCACTTCCTCTGTCGCTTCTTATTCTCCAACCAGCAGTGTTACCCCAAACGTTTCTTGGGATAGCGTTGAAAAATCGAGTTTGGTTGTTCAATGCGTGCCATACTTTCCTACCATAAGTAGTATTGAAAATACCTGTCGCAGTATCAACCGTGAAATAAGTTTGTTTCTGTAAGTATTCTGGACCGAATACAGACGAGTACAAACCTCTTTGTGACTGAGATATAAACTCAGTTAAAGATGGATTTGACATAACTTAATTTCTCCTCTTTCTTTCAATAGTTATTTATTAATTATTATCCAAGAAGTTCTCTTGGTACACCGTCAGTGTCTCCACTTTCGATTTTGTGTTGGATGTCTCTTAACTGTTTGTAAGAGAGACCAGATAGTTGGTCTACAGTGTCACCTGAATTTTGGCTCTTCACGATAGGTGTTGAACCATCAGTTCCTAGAGCACTAGGAGTGTCTGGTGTGAATACTTGTGGTCTTTGCAAACCATTTTCTTCCCTGAATCCCATTTTTCTTAGTCTAGCTTCAGTCTCAGTTTGAACTGCTCCCTCGAGTTGCTTTTTCAATGATTCAATTTCTTTTTTCATGTTTTCCATTTCGTCACTGTCTTCGCCCTTGTGAGCCATTTTTTCTGAGTCTTCTTTGTCTTCGCCTTCAGCCTTGTGATGCATTTTGTTCATATCCTCATCATCTTTGTCAGCTTTCATAGCTTCTTTTTTGTCGTCTTCATCCATGGCTTTCATT